TCATGCTCTTACCCCCAAGATGTCATCCATCTTAACCCATTGCTTTTCTCCATCAAGAAGCAGTTTGACGCGTCGACCTTGAGGATCAAGATCTATCACCTGAGCTGTGAGCTGACACTGCTCAAATGGATCATACATTTGAAGTGTGATTGTCCCGCGCTCGCTCATGGACTGCTGCAGAAGTGCTTCAATCTGTTCACACTCTTGTTCATCTAATGTTGGGCGGATGCGGCGTTTCTGTTCATTTTGTAGCTCCCTCAGGGCTTTTTTATGCTCCGGTATGAAAAACCCGTTCCACAATCCATCACCAAGCTTTGAAGCCATACGATCATCTCCACAAGAACATTTGTTCTTATTATATTCATGCGGAGTCATTTTAACAATGTTAATTTTGAGCAAATATAAAAGCCGACGAGGGCAATCCTCTTCGGCTTTTATTCGTTCTCAGAAATGTGTCTCATTAAATCGGCAGGTTGGCATTCAAGCGCATCGCAAATCTTATCAAGTACATCAACTGGTATGTGCTTGATTGTTCCAACTGCAAATGCTGAAATGGTGGGCGGTCTTATGCCTGTTTTCTCTGCAAGTTCTTTTTGGGTCATCTCGCGCTTGGCAAGCATAACCTTAAGGTCGAACTTAATCATGATATCACCTCTCACCACATTATATACGATATACGTATTATATTAATACTATTATCGTATATATTTTTATATAAAATACGTTTTTCGTATTGTTTTATTACGTCATTCGTAGTATAATAAGAGTATAGAAAGGAGGTGAACACAAACATGAGTAAGAAAAAGAAAAAGACTCCGGCACCACCGCCAGAGTCAGAAAAGAAAGGCGACCGAATCTCGGTTCGCGAATGGGTATTGCTCACCACAGCGTTCGCCCAACTCGTAACCGCGGTCATCAGCCTCTTTAAATAAGAGGAAAGCCACTCGCCCTTAGGGGCGGGTGGTGATTCGGTCGCCTGTCTCAAGTATAACACAATCGGAGAAATCGAATACAGGAAGGGTAGATGAGCGTGAAAAAATCAATAAGATTGACGTAGCGATTGGGCTTATGATGTTGTCTCTCACCATCAATATCATCAACCTGTTCAAATGAGTAGTTGGCGTATGCGGGGGCAGCAGCCCCCTTTCTCCAAACTCGAAAGTGTACAAGACTTCGTTGATCTTTTCCAGTGCACCCGGCTTGATTACGTAAGTTGGGGCGCGGATATTGTCAACGTCCTGACCGTCTCCTGGGTGAGCTGCATCCTGGATGACAGATATACAGATAATCGCCAGAAGGTTCGGCGATTAAAGAACCTTTTGGCAGCATCAGCTAAAGTCCATGAATGAAAATACTCTGAGGGGGGCTTCTGCCCCTCTATATTTATGTAGGAATATTTGATGAAGACTTATGAGGAAATTACAGCTAGATAAAAAACAGAGTCGCAGGGATGCCCTCCCATACGACTCTGTTTCGCGTGGTAAGCACCACACGTTTCCAGTATATCACATAATTGAGATAATGGAATGAACCGTTCGACCATCACCTCGGAGGCTAACGGAGTCGTAGCGGAGTTGAGATGATCCACTTCCATCTAAAAAGATCCCATCTACGAGCGTGCCGCTGCCAATCTTCTGCTTGATGGCCGTCCGGAATTCAGAAGCATTACAGGCCGTATTCGTAACGACTAGCCACAGACTTAGGCCGGATCCATATACAAGACCAGTACGGTACACCTTCCCTGACATGTTCGGCATGTTCTGCAGGCGTGCTCTCTGCTGCCAATGCGCATCGTCTTGCAGCGACATTGATATGCCGCCCTGTGCCCAGTACATACTCCTGTCGGATACCTGTAGCTCGTCGGCAGACTTGACAACTTGGATGCTATAACGGCGTGCAGCTGCATCCCATATCAATGTACCTCGGGCATATTTAGCATTGTGCCAGCCGCTGCCGTAACCGCCACGGTCACCTTTCACTGGCTTGTCATTCTGGACAGTTATAGACAGCAATGCCCCACTAGAAAAATCAAAATAGCCACCATTGATGGCAGCTAAAGGCTGGCTATATACATTTGTCCGGCATGGCCGCAGCTGTACATCGTTCGGGCTGCATTTGAGCGTGTGAAGCACGACGCCGTTCGACGCCGTGCATTTGCTGTACACCGCTTTGCTCACTGTGCCGCCCCCTTCGTGAGGGTTACTTTCTTATCTGACTGATTCCATCCTACCTGAAGGCCACAGGCTTCTGCAATTGAGCGAACCGGAGCATAGGTAACGCCGTTCACTAGGATGCCATCTTTCACCTGTCGTCCGTCCATCTCGATTGTAACCACGTTTTTTGACGGCTCCGGTTTAGGTGCTGGTTGCTGCGGCTTGTCCAGGCTAATCAATTCACGGTCAATCATGTTCAAGAATTGACTCCATTTTGGCAAGATGCGGCTTGGGCAGTTTTTGCCCGTCCAATGCTTATGCGGAACTATTTTGTTCAATGGAATGCCGTATTTCTTAGCCAAGCGAGCAATAAGCCAAGCGGCATTAGCCCATGCCTTCTGCTCATCGATCCCCTTATACATGCAAATCTCAATGCCAATGGACAACGCATTGCCTGGACCCGATCCATCACCGGCATGCCAACCCTGCTCGTTATCGCGCAAATGCTGGAAAATGTCCTTGTCGTCTACCGTGTAATGCCAGCTTTTCTTCTCCCCACCACTGCCGTTCAACAAATACCTTGAATGCGCTTCGGCTGTTGCCCCTGCATCCGTATTGTCCGTGTTATGGATAGTCAGCCACCCGGGTGTCATTTGCTTGTTTGGCTTGTTAGCCCTCCCATCTGGTAACAGCCTTTGCTTAATTTCGATTGCCATCGTTATCCCCGCCCTTTCCTTTCAAAACCTCGACTGCCTGCTTAATCACACCAGGAATCGGCACTCCTATGCGGCCACCATTCTCGATAATCGACAGCAGCTCGTTCGCCATATAGAAAAACACTGTAGCGTCCCGGAGCATGTGCTGATCACCTAGAACCGTGTCAACCTGGTGTGCAATGGAGATAATTACAAAGATAAATACCTTACGGGCGATACCGACAAGTCCACGACTGCTGCGTAGCTTGCCCTCAGTTCCGGCAGCCATAATACCAGTGATAAAGTCAGCAACCGTCATAATCAGAAGCACCTGCAGCAGCAGCGGCCAACCACCGAACAGGTATGCCCCAATAACACCAAAACCACCAGCTGCAGCTACTTGCTTTGTGCCGTAGTCTCCTACGAGTTGTCCAACAAATTCAATAAAGCGATCCATATAAATCCCCCTTTGAAATAGAAATAGCCCCCGACAATTAGCCGAGGGCACAATAAAAGCGCTGACCGTCTATGCGGTAGCGCCTTAAGTTTCAAGCATATTTTGTACAGCATCTCGCCATGTGAGTGGTACTTGCTCAATGCTTCGCAATCCAATCCTGATTAGATCACAATATATCTTTGCCATGTTACTTTTCACCTCCTGCAACCAACTCGGCAAGCTCGGCTAGAGCTAACTTTGTTTTTGTGCCATCTGCCTCTTGAGTCTCTGCAAGCTCTGCGACTGCTAACTTCAATTTGTGGATCTCTGATGTATTATCGATTGGTAAGTCAGGAATTGCTACATAGTCAAAATAAATCTCCTTCGTATCTATTTTCACCATTGGTTTAGAAGTAAACCCCGGCTTTTCCTCCGCTTCCGGAATGGATTCAATATAGAATCCGTTCGACTCCATTTCTATCTGCTCTGGTACGGGGTTGTGATATATCGCCCGTACCCTACCAGTTTTTTGCGACACAATATCGTAAGCAATATACATTTCTTCACCTCACATGTGCGTTATTGTACATCTCGCATCAAAATATGAAACTTCATTGCCGCCTGATCTAATCGTATACCCAAGCTTCATCGTTGTGTTTTGATTGAATTCCGGTTGGATATTCCTGCTGAACACCGCGTGCCCATCCGAACTTCCACTGGCGGATGCTGTTCTGCCCCAAAAGTCCAAAACTAACGTGTCAATACTTATCGACACACTATTTCTAGCAATTTCGATTTCATTACCAAGTGCATCTCGCAGCGAAAGGGCTATAAAGCCATGGCTCCAAAAGAAGAGGCTGCTACAGTCTGGCTTTGTTAAAGTTATTAGTTTGACACCGGCTGAGATGGTCGCCAACTCAACAAAGGTAACCTCCCCGGGTACACCCGGACGTTGCCCCGAGTTGTACGTAATGCTTATCCTCCCAGGTACAGCACGTTCTGCTGTTCCTTGCACACCTAGGATATTTACGTCTTTGGGCAGGTTTTCAGGCTTGAGTTGCGTCGCAGGAGCCGTTACCCACGAAGCCCCATCATAGTAGCCGTGTGGAGGCTGCAGAAACACCCTATCCCCTGGCCAAACCGTATGGGCAGTGCTAGGCATGTGATGATTCTCTGCTGACCGATTCGGCATAGTCCCAGTCAAAGGTACACCGCCATCATTTGTGAACGTCTTACCTACCAACACATCAACTGGTTGAGCATTGCCCGAACCCTTTATGATGTTACTGATTTTATCGAACAAGGTAGCCAGCGATTCTGTTGCCGTAGCAGAGATACCCTTTGCTACCAAATTGGATGCCCCCACCGCTTTAGCATCGTTGATCTTTTGTGCTAGTTGGTCACCCGTATCTCCTCCAGTGGCGGGAGAGCCAATAGCAGCGGCGACCTTCGTTTTTATGCTATTGGCAAGCGACTTTAAATACTTCAGCACTCCAAGCACGTTCTTGTCAGTAAACTCAGGATCATCAACCATTATAGCTGCCGCGGCATGAGCTGCTGTACTTTTCAAATGGTCGTCCAGTTTGGTTGCAGTCTGCCCGATGTTTTTTTATCCTGTTCCGACATCAGGCCTCCTACTGTTTCAGTGGCGAATGGAATTACATCTGTCCCCCCAGGAAGGTGTGTCTCCGCATGCGGACCAGGCGTAGCGTCTCCAGTCGCTGTCACCGTTACCTCATTTGTATCGGGATTAGAGGTGACGGTAATACCGATGCCGCCTTTAATTTTGAGTGAGTCTGTTTTGCTTTTAGCAGATACATCATTGACCTTCGAAAAAGCCAACTGGTTAACTTCAGCCCCTTCCTCGATGCTGCCGAGCTTATCATGATCATCTTGAGTAACATGGACAACCTTATCAGCTACATGAGTGTCTAACTCTGTCTTTGTATTGCCTGGAGCCTTCGAGTCCCATTCATCCTTTTTAGCCTTTGTGACATGGATGTCTCCGTTATTCTTATGGGCATTGAAATCAGTTAGTGTGCTACCTGGAGCCTTGCTGTTCCAATTGTCCTTGTCGGCCTGTGTGACGTGGATGGTCTTATCAGCAATATGTGAGTCAGCTACCGATTTGTTACCTTCCATGTCCTGCTGTACTTTATCAAAGCCGATATTGATATTCCCGAAATCCTCGCTGATCTTTTTGGTGCCGATTAGGTTGCAATACTTATTGGCCAATAGCCTCATCTCCTTTCTTGCTTAATTGCTTCAGTCGCTTCTCAATTGCATTCTGGACACCAAGCAGCAAAGCTTCTTCTTGCCCTGGATGGTATGGGACCACGGCCATAATGACGGCGCATATCTCGGGCACAGGCTGGGTTGGATCCAACTCGATACGAATGATAGGTTGTACTTGAGCCATGAGATGCCTCCTTCCAAACAAAAAGGCCTCGCTATAAGCGAGACCTGAATAGTAGTTATATTTGATTATTTCTTTGTCGCCAAAGCTTCCTCAACTAAGCGGAGCTCCTTATTTGCTCTGGCAATGATTTCGTCGTATTCGGCAAGCTGCTTTTCTTTTGCCTTTAGCACAGGCACTTCTCTTCCCGACTTTTCTTCCTCTTTTCTCAGATCCTCAATTTCTTCGACAAGGCTTTGACGCTCCTCAACAGCAGGCTTAATTCTGTTATTCTTAATACTATCTCTCAATACCTCTAGACTCTCTTTGGAATCCGCCATATATTCATTTGCATCAGCTTTAGTTGATCCACCAGCCGTAGCACTTGCCGCTTGTTTAGATGTTACCAATATCTTTTTTCCTTCCACTCGTATTTCAGCTCCTAACGCCTGAGAAACCCCGCGTACAGGGACGTTGGTTTTACCATCAATCACTGCTCCTTTATCTTGGAGTTCTTTTCCGTTTACGATTACCGTATACTCACCAGTTACCTTCTTCCCCACTATTGACTTGATTTGATCAGCAAATGCACTTCCTGCAGTTGCAATCAAAGAACCAATGACAATACCACTTACTAGATACGCCCATTTTTTCATATAGAAAATCCTCCGTAGCAATATTTACCTCTATCATATCACTACGGGGTCGACGTTGTGAAGGTTCCACCCCAGTTTTGGTTCTGATTGTTGCCATGGTTATGAGTTCCGATATTAACAGTGTGACTATGGTTACTGAACGAGCGGCGAAGACCATCAATCTGAGACTGTAATGAATCTAACTTATCACGCAATCCAGCTATATCACTAATCCCCAAATTCAATCCAGATACCGAGGATGTGAACTTAACTGGCCCCTGCAAGTATATCGTTCCACTTGCCCCAAGACGTAAATCTCGGTTACCAATTACATGCATTTCTTCAGTGATAGCATACACAATCCCCATCGGCGAACCGCTAGAATTATAGTACGTGTGTCCGGAAATGTCCGCTGCCGAGTTCCACCCCAGCTTTACCCTCTGTCTACCAGAGTTGTCATAGAACATGAAACCGTTGGGATCAAGCTCAATCCTTCCCCCAGATACTGCCGTCTTTATGGAAGAACCGATAATGGTTGTTCCGTTAATCGTGCCACCGTTTATAGTAGATGCAGATATGGTTCCAGAGAAATCACCGTCTACACCGCGAAGCGTCCCTGTAAACGTTCCGCCAGCGGCCTGCAGGTCGCCAGCAAAAGTCCCCCGTGCTGCTCGAAGCTCACCGCTGAAGTCTCCATCCACTCCGCGAAGAGTGCCGGTAAACGTTCCACCTGCAGCCTGTAGGTTGCCACTGAATACGCCGTCAGTCGCCTCTAACGTACCGTTAAATTTGTATCGTCCTGCCCAAGGATCGAAGTAGATTTTATCTTGTCCATCAGCCTGGAAAGAGAGCTTATCGCTGTTCAGGATGACCTTCGAGCGATGATCTTCACGTTCAATGATGAGCCCCTCTGTTCGTGTAATTGTTGCGCCAAAATAGTTCTTTCCCTCTTTAACTGACGTCTTGTCCAGCTTGTTGACCTGCTGTGACAATGACCCCTCTACGACAAATTCACTTTGCTGCGCCGACACGGACGGAGCTTCCAGCGACATACGCAGCCCGCCCGCGAAGCTAAATACCTGGTGCAAGATTATTGACTTGTACCGGACAATGCCATCCCAGGGTATGTGCGTATCCTGCCAAGCTGAAACCGTATCGTCCCAAGTGGCGCCCTCCTGCTGCTCAAAGGCAATAACGTCTCCTTGTTCCAGCTGCGGATATCCACGAGCATCCATAGTCAAAGGCAAATAAGAAAACCCGTTCAACTTGGCATGCAGATCATTAACCATGCTCTGTGTCACAAACGGGTTTTCGATATAAAGGGTATAGTTTTCATCACCGCTTCCAACCTCGTATTGCAAATCATCTTCGGTGTTGTACGTGGCCACTATCCTGGTATATGTCTTGACCGGATTGGTCTGCTTAGCGCTGACATAATCTGCTGTGGTCATGGCGAATACAGGCTCCTCGCTGGCTGTAAACCGTTTGAATTTGAGGGTGCCAGCTTTATCAATGTAGATGCTTGCGCTATTGGCCGCAGCGATGTAGGCAAGCACCTGACGCATGCTGTAGCCCGCTGGTCCGACCTGTATCTTGTAAGCTGGATTAATCTGCACGCTGCTGTCATAAGTCCAGCCCAGCCGCGCACAAATCTCGTTAAATACGGCCTGCTGCGTAGCCGGATAAGTCAGGGATGATACATAAGGTACATCAGCAAAAACTAGCTTGTCATAGCAGATGTAAGTCCATACATCATTAACCCGTTCGCGGGAATCTACATAAAACTCTCCCAATGGCAGCCAGTTCGTACTAGTACCATTCCAATTGATATCTACGTCCTGCCATGGATACTGCGCCTGCAGCCAGGTTAAACCCGACATAGACAAGGACAGATACGGCACGACCCGAGCATTCGGCGGAACAATATAGTTCGTTCGCAGCTTAATGGTGAGTTTAGACGGGATGGCTGTTCCGAGCTGGAACCCATCTGTCAGGCTCAAGCTATTCTCGATACTGAAATCCACGATTCGTGTATTATCAAATTCCTCTGATCCCACGGTTACCTTGACGATAAATTCCCGGTCTGGCCGCCGTAAGTAATCAGCATAGAGTGGCGATATTGGATACAATCAGATCACCTCTCTGTTAGGGTCAGCTTCAGACCATTCCAGTGAACCACTCCGTTACTGATCACACTGAACGGAGCTGGCCGATTGCCTACATACATTTTCTTAGTGAGGCTTCCGCCTGCCATTGGATCTGGGAATGTGAAATCGAAAAATACATTCGACATGGCTTTTAATATACTTGATATCTGCTTTTCGCTCAGTACGCCCCAAGTCATGTCAATCTGTCTCTTAACGGCCACACGATCCCGGTTTAGGGTTCCGTTTGCTGTCCGGACAGATGAATTACCGTCATCAATATCTAAGATTGTCACCTGAAAAGTTGACGGATAGGCGGCAATCTCTTGGCCGTCGATCATGATTTTCATGCAGCGCCCCCTCTCTATGTGGTTAATGGTGATCGACCTGTACGCCGTGTAATATCGTTGAGTGCATTTGCTACAACTCGTCCTAGTACCGTACTGTCAACTTGGATGACTTGTCCCTGACTGTTCTTCTCAAGAGCTCGTAATATTTGCATTAGCACTTCCAGCATAGGCTGATTATTAGCTCCTATCATGTCCTGCAGCTTGGAAAGCGGCGAAACAACTTCAGGGTCAACGCCTGCTCCCTTGTTATCCCCTACCATAGCCAGTGTCGGGCCATATGCCAGGCCGCCCTTAGCAAGGCGTGGTATTTTCGGGATCTGCGGCACACCGATAGAGCCACCGCCGATTTTATGGCCGAAAACCTCGACTTCCGGAATACTAATGCTAATGCTGTTGAAACCGTCAATGACCGAGTTAATGGCGTCAATGATCAAGTTCAGCGGTGCCTTAACAAGTCCGTAAAGGGAATCAAAGATACCTCCAAAGATATCCTTAACCCCAGTCCAAGCCTTCTTCCAATCTCCCGTAAAAACGCCTGTGACAAAATCTATAATGCCGCCCAGCGTTCTGAGCAGCCCCTTGATGATATCTCCCACACTGGATATGACTGTCGTCACGATATTAAGCACGATGTTAAAACCCTTCACGAAACCCGGAGCAAGCTGATCTACGACGTAGTTAATCAGTGGACTGATAAACTTGTTGTAAATATCCAGCGCCGCTGTCACCAGCTTCATGACCACCTCGCCTACTTGCTTGATGATCCCTTTCAAACTACCTTCCCATATTTCATTTAGCTTTTTCAGGAATGGCTCGATAATCGGCTTCAAGATGTCATCCCACAGCTTTTGGAACGTATCCCGGATGTTCTCCATTGCCTCAGAGAGACTGGTCAGCAATTCTGCACCGTATTTATCCCAGAGCCCCTTTATCGTCTCCAAGGTGTCCATGACAATCTTTTTGATCAGATCGAAAACAGGTTTCAGCACCGTATTATAGACATCGTTGATAATACCTACAGCCCATTCGAATGTGTTGGCAGCTTCCTTAAATGCCCACACAAGCGTATCCGTAAACACCGGCACCAGCGTATCAATCACCTTGGCCGAGATTGGGATAATGAAATCATTCAGCGCATAATCAACGAACGGTTTGATCGTCCCGTCCAGTAACTTTTCAAATGCTTTTCCTATCTGCGGAATAACGTCCATAAACATATCGCGAAGCTTCACTAGCGAAGGGAACAGCGTGCCCTTCCACAATTCATTAATATGATTGACTGCGTTAGTCGCTGACTTCGCAAATGTCTGGAATGCCCACACCAACGTATTTGCGTAGATAGGTACGATAGTTTCTGTAATCGTTGTAGACAACGGTATAGCAAAGCCATTAAGCATGAAGTCTACAAATGGATTGATAGTGTTGGTTAATAGGCTTTGCAATGCTCCAGCAATAACCGGCATTGCCATTACAAATGCGTTCTTGACCCGATCTAAACTTGGCAGCCACACAGTATCCCACAGTTTGATGGCTTGATTGGTCACATTGCGGAATGTCTTATCAAATGTCTGAAACGCCCATACTATCTGTTTTGCAATGACTGGTGCAAAAGCTTTCGTAAACCCGATTACGATCGATGGGATAAAGTTACCTAAGATGTACTTTGCAACAGGTACCAGGAAGCCATCTTTCAGCCGTTTGAACGTATTCCCTATATTGATGACAGACTTACCGATCGGATCCATCATGTCTACAAACGGCTGTAAAGCCGGAGCCATACCGGACCAGCCAGCAGATATGAAACTCCAAGCCTCGGAGAACCGAGATTTCAAGTCTGCCAGGAACGCAGCCACCTGCTGCTTAACCGGATCAACGTTGATGGTAGGCGTGCCTAGATCAAGATTACCCAGGCCAGCAAATGCCCCAAGGCCGCCAGCTCCATCCGCTGCATCATCCACCGCCCCCGCTGTGGATTTTGCCAGCGTATTCAATTGGTCAAACCCGGCCAGGCTATTCTTCATGTCCTTGCCAGCCTTCTTACTCTTCTTGCCTGCCTTTTCTGCCGCCTTACCCGCCTCGTCTACCGCACCAGCAGCGCCAGTGGCTGCATCGGCAGTATCATTCAGCGGTGCGACAGCTCCAGCTCCACCGGCATTCACCGCATCCCCGAAGACAAGCTCTGTAAACGCCCTAAAATACGCTGCGGCAATCTGCAGCTTGGATATCAGCCAGTTTAACCCCTGAATAATCGGAGACAGGATATTAATGAAACCTGCCCCCATCGTACCCTTGAAGATGTTCCAGCGTTCGGTCATAATCCGAACTCTGTTCGCCCAGCTGTCGCCGTTCCTTGCAAAGTCGCCTTGGGCATCGCCTGTCACCTTCAACAGGTATCCATACCGCAGCATGGTCTGCTCAGCCTGTGTCATGGACATCCACGACTTTGTGATCCCCTGGGACATGGCGTATGCTTCCATATTCACGACGGACATATTGACGCCTAACTGCTTCAGTGGCTCTGTTTCGCCGACCATACCGGAAAAGACCTTGTAATAGGCTTCATCGTTTTTCAGGTTATAAAAAGAGGCCATGTCGGCAGATAGCTCTGTCAATTTGACAGACATCTCCTTCATGGCCTCTCCGGTTAAACCAGACGATTTAAGCATCGCGCCCATTGTGGACGCATATTTTTTTGCAGACAACTCAGACAAACCAAAGCTGTCAATAAGGTTCGACGACCAGTTATTAATCTGACCAGTCATCGATCCAAAAGTGACGTTTACGACGTTCTGCACTTCTGCTAGGTCAGATGCCAGGTTAATGGCTTCACGGCCGAAATTGACAATGCTATGAACCGCAAAAGCTCCAGCTATAACGCCTCCAAGGCCACGAAAAGCCCCACCTACTAAGTTGGTAGCTGTACCAGCGATTCCGTTAAGTTCCTGCCGGAAGGGGCCGTAATTTAGCCCTAGGTCTAAATCTATCTGTCCTACACTAGACATCTACGCCACCCCCGAACATGCGGGCCATTGCAGTCTCCAGAGCTTGCATTTCTTGATTCAGTTTGACCTGGTCATCCAGCTTTCGCTCCGCTCGGCGTTTACGCCAGCCGTTGTAAATACGTTTCTGGTCGGCGTTGAATCCCTTGATTACCTTTGGATCATTCTCGGCCCTAATCGTAACCACAGACCCTAACGGTGTGTCAGGCATCAAACCGCTCACCAAGGTGCAAAACTCCTCCCACGGCATGTCCCCGTGCTGCCGAATGCGGATACCATACTGCTTGGCAAGACTCGCCTCGATTAATGGCCAATCTTCTCGCAGATCGTACCAGTTATCCGGCCCGCTGCTACTGTTGAAATCGCGCAGCAGCTTCCTCGTACGTCAACCCTTGCATTGCTGCTACCAGGCCGGACATAAGAACTTTCAAATTCGCAACGGTCATTTTGGAAACACCAATTTCATCCACGGCTTTCTTGCCAAGCGCCCCTTCGATAGCATTTAATAACCCTTTGACCGTTGCACCGTCTGCCAGTTCCTCAAAACCAAGTACAGCTTCTACGCTATTATTGATTGGATACTTTTTATTGCCGATCTGAATTGAGGACACTTCGTCCTTCACGAATTTATCTGACAGGTTAATAATTTTTGACATGGATTAATCCCCCTTATGGTTTGGTTGATACTACCTTATGGTTTTACTGGTGCGGCCGTAAATGTTGGCTTGCCATCTGATAGCAGTTCAAATTCTAATCCATCGATGTTGGTCGAATCGCCTCCACCAGGCTGCGTAAGATTGATCACACAGTCCATGGTGAGCTTCGCCCCAGATGGCATGATCCACTCGAATTTCGTTTCAACCTCTTGTCCGGTTCCTAATAGTAGTCCAGCGATGTAATCATTCCCTGGGTCACCGTAGTGACGTTTACCTGAAAAACTGAAGGTCAGCCCTTTCCCGGTTACCGCACGGCGTGTCCATCCCCCCTGATCCATCGGTGTCCACTCTTCTGTGTTACCGTCGATACTTGGACTAAATGTCTCCAGGTCCTTCACAGTAACCATGTCCCCTGGAGCGACTGAAGCGCGTCCATTGATACCAATCTTAAAAACGTTATTGTGTACTGGGAAAACACCAGTAGTCGCCATACGCTCTCCCTACCTTTCATAGTAAATAGTTGTCTCTATGACATATTCGTATATGCCCTCATCATCCGTACCGACGTTGACAGGCCCAGGTGTCCGCATGTCAAATGTAATTACGCGACGGCCGCTGATTCTCGCATCACCACGACCAAAAAGCGAAGCGTAGACCTCATGGGCCTTGCGCTCCGCTTTATCGGCGTTCTTTGACCAATGTATTAAGATGGATACGGCTTTCATGGCGTATGACGTATTATCCAGCCCGCCGATTGCAATATATGGCCTTCCGCCGGTATTGATATTGTACAAACCGATACATTCCGGTTTGCTACCGTCTATCTTGCCGATATACCAATTGGGGCTCTGTATTTGAGTCTTCATCCAATCGCGGATTTCCGATAGCATCAGCGTCATTTAATAAATCCTCCTGCAAGCCGCTTGACCAGCTTCTTAAAACGGCCTACAAGTGACTCCGTCTTTTCACCATTGACCCATGGTTCCAGCCACTTGCCTTGCGCATTACGGTTTTTATCCTGCCTGAAGCGATATTCAGGGTGCCAGTAGAGCCTACGTGCATACGGCGTGTCATATACGATCTTAACCTTGCCACGCTTGAGCCCCGTCTTGTCCACCCAGGCACCGCGCTCCAGTTCACCGGTCTGCTTCGGAACGACCTGTTCGTTCGCGATTTCAGTCAGGATGCCTTCCGTTTTCCCATCCACAACTTGTTCCAAGGCTTGTAGCTGAGCCGACGAAATCTTTTGGATGGCACGGCAGTTCATCTTCGTTTTAACCTTCACCATCTACATCAACTCCAATTCTGTGGAGAAGATGCTCCCATCTGGATTGCGTGGCCGCTCTGTTCGGAAGATCGTCCGTTCGACACCAGCAACGCGAACAAGCCCCTCGATCTGTTGACCGGGGGCGATATCGCCTTCAATGATAACTCGGCCTGACAAGCGGATCAGGCGACGTTCCTTGTCCAGTACCTGCTTCGACTTCTCATCATAGTTGCATGATCCTGAATATATTAGCGTTTCGACAGACTCGCCGTCCTCTGACAGTTCTGTTCTCAGCACTTGCACCGTTGCATTATTAATCCATTTTGGAAACGGCAGCTTCCCCCGCATCAGCACAACCTCCGATCTGTCAGCCCTGTAGCGCGTAGCAAGCTTGTAACTGCTTCTGTAGTCCTTACCCCGCCAGCTCCCTCGATAGCCTTAAATGACAGGCTGATGCTGCCTGCAGAGTATCCAGCTAGAGGAGCATCCAAGTAATCACCATACTGGTACTGGAAATCAGCCTGCTGACAGACAGCCTTGACTACATTGGTACGCTGAAAAGGCGTCAAGCTATCGAAGCCGCACGTCACAATACGGTTATATGTCATACTGTCTACTTGGTCAGATGCTCGCTGTAGCGCCTTATCCAGAACACCTATCGGGATGTTGCCGTTACCGTACCGTTCATACTCGTCCGTTGTTGCATAGGCCATATCGCTCACCTACTTTCCGGCTTTTGTGCTTCTCGATGGCTTCTCAACAGTTTCAACCTCTGCTTGCTCTCCATCTCCTGGAGGCACAATGGGATCAGGAGAAGGGGAAATGTCAGTTTGATTATCCTGTTCGACAACAGGCTCCCTCTCAACCTCATACCCATTTGACTCAAACCAATCGAGTAGATGTGGGTTATCCGTTTCTCCAACCCCGTGAGCAAACGTTACACCAGCAGAAATGCCGGTGTATTCTTTGTTCGGTGCAATTACTTTAGCCATGTTTTATCATCTCTCCTTACGATACTTTGATCTTGCGCATAACGCCTGCTGCTTTAGTAGCCTTGAGTGCAACAGCAGCAACCATCTCAACTTCACCTGTCTTAACAGCTCCAGATGTCGTATAATCAGGCAGCCATGTGCGAACAGGCGGTTGTCCAGCCATCGAAACACCATGGAAACCATCCAAGCCTAAACGCACTGCGAACAACGAAGTTTCCCCAGACGCTTTCGTTGCAACAACAGGGTCATTAGTACCGGTTTTTGCCCCAAGGTCAACAAGCGGCGTCTCATTGTACTTTTCAACTTGACGGCCAAACTCATCACGCGAGATCGTATACATACCAGCACGGCGGGCACATGCGCGAATTTTTGCGATCAGTTTCAAGTTACCCATGATGCCAGAAGGTGTCCCGTCTAGTCCCATGAGGAACTCATCCAATTGATCCAAGAACACTTTATAGTTCTTATCCACTGCTTCGGATGTTGACAAGTCGATGGCATCTGTAGGGAGATACTCCGTGCTAGAACCTGTCAGGGCCTTTTCTAATCCATCAAATGCCTTCGCTTCTACTGCGGAGTCTCCGTTAATTACCGTGTCGTTAAACAGTGCCTGTGCAGCCTTTACCTTCTGTTCCAATTGCAATTGCACCTCAGACACAATGCCACCCATTCCGGCGATGATTCGGTCAATTTGGAACGTGCCACCGAAGATCTTCAGATCCACGTTATGCCGCTGCTTGGTAACTTCCTGCGGTGTGTACTCTTCATTTACGGCACGGAAAGCGGCCGTCGGTTGAGTGATAAGACGTGTGTAGCCATAGGTCAATGTGGCACCGCCACCCGTTGGTGACACTGCATCATCAAACGTCAGGTTTTGCAATAAAAAGTTGCTCTTCTGAAATTCATCAATCACGCCCATCGTTAGGGCATCTTGTACGTTTTTCTTTGCCTCACTCAGTGTTACTGCCATTATTAATCACTCCTAATTATTATTTTTGAAAATGAGCTGCTATTGCATCTTTGAGAGACGCTGTTGCAGCCGGTGGGTTCGGGTTGCCGTCACCACCTACACGGAATCCAGGAGGCGTCTGCTGCTGTTGTTGGGTGTCATCCTTGAAAAGATACGCATCAGAGGTCTTCAGTTTCGTAAGCTGTTCCTCTAGTCCTACAATCTTGCCATCATCCCCTACGACCAACTTCTCTCTATTGATCAGTCCAGTTACAACCTTCTCATTGTGTACCTTACCGTTGAGTGCAGCAGAAATAGCGTTAGTAAGTGTGAGCTCCTTTAGTTCAGCAGCGTGCTTTTCGGCAGCTTCTTTATTGGCTGCAGTCAATGTCTCAATCTGCTTTTTCAGCTCTTCACTTACTCCCGCAGTTTTGCCCAGCTCCTCAATCTGCTTGTCGCGATCCGAGGCATCTTTCTCGGCTTTCTTCTTGGCCTCGTTCACCTCATCAAATCGAGATTTTGGCACAAATCCCTTCAGTTCTTCCTGGGAAGCAGCAGCGGCTTTCTCCGCCTGTTCCTCCGTAAATCCAAGAGAAATAAACTGTTCTTTATTCATATCCCTTTCCTCCCTGTTCGTCTTCGCTTTTTACCCGGTCGCGCCCGGTGACGTCCTGTTATTTACCGCCGACAGTACCGAAACGGCGAACAGGCCCCAGCAGTCTCAGCCAGAGCCTAATCTATACATGTATTCGTTCGCGCCTAGAGTCTCGCCGCAAATGCTCATTCGCCTTGATATGCTCTCTGAGGCGTTTCTGCCACTCTTTCACCTTGGCATTGGCTGCCTCCTGATTGGCCAAATCAATGCTGCCAGCCTCACGGCGTTTATACTTCCTGATCTGTCGTTCCATGTAGCGCTGTTGCTGTTCAGCCTCGTAGTTTTCCAAAGCTTCTTCATCATCCACAGGCTGCGGTAGTCGGCTCTTACCTGGAACAAATGTCGTCATGTTGTGCCTGCACCCGGGATGAAACAAACCGTTTGCTATTGCCGTGCTGAGCAACGGGTACTTACCATCCTTCTTCGTACCCTTGCTATATACGTCATCAATGAATACTTTGCCCTGGTATGGCAGACAGAGCTTGGAGCAATTAGCGTGCGCTGATATGACCACAGTCCTGATGCCCAACTGATCACGCTTGGCTCCTTCACCGGCAAACACAGCGCGTTGTGAGGATGTCCGCAGCGCCATCTCGGCATAGGAGGCTACATTCATTCGCCGTCCATTCGAAAACTCAATACAATCGAAGCCTTTATCAAGGAAGTCCTTTGTGGCCATGTCGACAGCCTGATTAAGTGAAGCGGCTCCACTGTTCATGTACACCTGTGCCTTGAATATGGTCTGTCTGAACACGTCATCAGCCTGACGCAACATGGCGTGTCTGGCTTTCTTCAGATCATTTTGAGATGCAGCAGCTAGAGCGTTCACACGGGCCTCATTCACCTTGAAGAAGCTGGAATCCGAGCCGTCTTCTGCTTCGACCTTTGGCTTCTTCCCGGTGATCTTATCCCATAGGTTACGGACACGATCCACCCCGCGCCGAAATGCCCCCTTGATACCTGTATCAACAACCTGTTCGACTTCTGGCTCATATTTTCTGACGATCTGCCGCGTTTCCTTACGGTACTTCTGCAAATCCTGAAGCTTCCGCTGCTGCCACTGTTCCCACTCGAAGCCCATTTCCTCTTCTTCGTCCTCATGACGCTTAAGGTTACGCTGCATAGACTTGATTAGGTCGAGTTCCATTTCCGCAAATATGTTGCGAATGTTGTACTTGCTCATTCGTCATCATCCAAATCGTCTGGCGGATCATCACGATTCAGAGCTGGTTCCTCTACGGGTAGACCTTGCTCATCCTTCAAGCGCTGAACCTCTTCAGCTTTCTGCTCATCTGTCCAGGTATCCCCATACAACTCATCAACAGCGCGTTCAACGCTCATGATGCCATATGTCCGAGCCTTACCCACGCTTTCAATCACTGAGTCAAATGACGGCGATGCATACTCACCAAAGGATACAGCTGCCTGATACTCTCCAGCACTTCGACCATTCATCGTGTTATATACCTTCAGAACGACATCGACGAGCTGCGGAATAACCCCGTTTAACCGTTCGATAATCTTGCCACGAGTGTACAGTGTGGCCTTCTCCTTCTCGCGCTGCGCCTCGGCATTGTCTGTCTTCTTGAGGTCGATACCAAGGGTAGATGGGCTAATAATGCCCTGCAGACACATATCCAGAGCGCTGGCATAGCTGGCCACAAACGCCTCATACAGGATAGCTGGCTGAACCATATCTATCTGCCCCTTGGCATCCTCGGCCATTACACTGCCGACACGAATGAACTGATTATCAAACGGATTCGGCCGCATCAACGAGCCATCTTTCGGATTTTTTGGTATCAAATCCTCAGGAATGTACTTTTGTACCCGTCCGGCGCGTATTGCATCCACCCATTGGCTAATGACCTCATCTAGCGCATCGAAACTGTCGGCCTTGCTGTCGAATATCGACTTACCACGGCCCTTCCACTTCTTATTCCGGAAGAACATGAGCGGTACGGCCATGATGAAGTCACCTGAATATGTAACCTCCTGCAGCTCGGCCGTCTCAGGCACCGTAGACAACGGCACTTCCTTTCCTTCCGAGTTAAGCAGCCGATACCGGATATATCCACGCCCGAACGTCTCTTCAAGGCGATAGTCCTTATCCTTAGAACGGTAATCGGTGTAGAAAATGACTTCCTGCAGTCGCCCACGTTCTCGCTTATAGCTAACCTGGTCGCCGCTGTAGAACTCTATGATCGGATACTCAGTAACGTCCGTGTCCACCGTAATCTTGAATGCCCCATCGCCAGCTACAAGCGTCTCAATGATAGATTCGCCAACCAGCTCGTCGAAGTCGTTATCCTTGGCTATCTCATCCCATAGATCCGTCTGCTCCTGGCTCTCTAACTCGATGCCGTCCAGGTCAGCCACGACGATATCAGACAGGCGCTCAGCAATCATTGCAGGCAGTCCCGAATGGATCTTCCTGATAGCTAGATCGGCGCTCGGGACGGCAGCCCAGAAGCGTGACTTACTCACTGAATCACCGGCTGTCTGCTTATAGAACTGATCCAGTTCGGACGGATCCCCACGATACCAGAGCCGATTCCGCAGCACGTTCGTATTGTACGAAAATGGCTCCGTAATCGTAATGATTCGATTATCAGGCGCTGGATTAATCCTCAACATCTTCATGATCATGTTCTTAAACCACCCCACCTTCTATACCTCCAATCTCCGTTTGAACGGCTGCACAGCATACTCGCTACTGTCCAAGCAGTCCACTGGATAGCTGCCGTCATCCGTTCGCACCCACTCGCCTTTCTGGCGTTCCTTCTCGTCCCATGTCGCGTTCTCCAGCGCTTCAAGCCACTGTTTGAGATGAGCCATGACTTTGTATCGCCCCTGGTTGATCAGAATGCTGGTCAAACGAATCCGATCCACAATACCCTCTTTCTTGTATGCTGGCACAACCTGAATATGGATACCTCTCCGCTTCAGCTCATTGGCCAGAGCCTGACGGAACAGCTTATCAGCGGATTCCGCGAAGATGTGAGTACACGACAAAAAGGCCGGATAGGTTTCCGACCACTCGACGATCTTATTCACGATTTCATTGGCATACCGGTCATGCGTATAGCCTGTTTCTTTACCCTGCTTGTGATAATAGCCATCTAGCAGGATAACGTCCTTGTAGCCCAGCGTCATGCCGGTCAGTGTAGCAACCGTGGCGTCTGTACCCCCGATATCGATGCCGATGCTGAACTCAATGAACCGCTTGCCCTTGATCTCGTCAGGCGTAATGACAACACCTTGCTTTGTATACCCTGTGTAGATCCGCCCCGTTGCCGCTGTACGTTTACCCAATATATCTGCTTGATACCACAGGCTGCCTTTATCATACTTGGATAGCACGGCCTTTAGGCGGTCATCCGGGATGCTCAAATTGCCTAGCACAGTGAAATGTCCGTAATTATACCCCGGATTTTCCCCACGCTTCAGTAGCTCATCCTGATAGTCTAGGATGTCCCGGTAAAACCAGTGTGATGGCGGCATTGGGTTAAGGTCAAAGAACAGCTGCCGTCTTGAACTCGCCAGCGTTCGGTCAAATACCTCCTGCACAAATGACTGATGGCATTCGTTGACCTCTGTACCATATACCGTGCCGTAACTGTTCCCTTTGATCCGCGCTGCGTCGTTCGCTTTGCCCCCGCCTGCGATGATAATGACCTTCTCGCCGGTCTTAGTCTGGATGTATAGGGCATCTCGATTCTTGTACTCGCCTTCCCTGCAACGCCCCGCGAAAAGATGCTGCAGGCCGAAACCATTGGAATCGATAACGTTCATCTTGGCCGCACCCAGGCTCACCCCGAACACAAGATGCAGCTTATCCGGATGTACTTCCAAGCACATGGCGTATGCAATCAGGTTGATGATGTTCTTCCCGGCCCGTTTGCCGCCCTCTGCTACATTGAGCCAGGCGTCCTTGCTGCAACGTATATACTCGGCTTGATTAACCGTAAGTGGCGCATACTCAATCATCATCCAACACCCTTTCAGGAGCTGGATTGTTGATTAAATCAGCCAACGCCGTTATCTGAGCATTCGGATCAACGCCATCCTTATTCGGCACCTTTGAACGCAGCACCTCAATACGTGCCTTCTGCTCCTCAGTTGCCAGCTCTGTCCTCAGGAGCTCGTCATACTGTTTGATCAGGCTTTGAAGCGTAGACATAGCACGACTCTGCGCTTGAAGGAAGGTCGCCTGCTTGTCCCATGCCTGTTGCACTTCCCAGCGCTCTCCACTGACTTTGCCGCGCTTCTCTTCGATCCGCTCAATCGTCTTATCGTCCTGATCCCGGACGTACATAATTTGCTGGGCCCTAATGATGGCCGCATACTGGATCATGATGTTATCCCATACGATATCCAGCGGCTGCTTGGTTTCAAGCTGCTGCATGATCTCCAAAGACTCTGCCGGTAGATACTTGCTAAAGAAGCCATGCTTCTCAGCATTCTTATTTCCTTTGGGAGCCGCCCCGCCCCGGTTACCCTTGGCATTCTGATTCCCTCTAGGCGCTCCACCTTTATTTGTGCGCACACTTTTTTCAGAGGGTGCACCCTTATTGCGATTCCATCCGTGCCTCTGTTTCCATGATTTCACGGTATTGAGAGAGACACCATGTTTCTCTGCAATGTCTTTGTACTTCATGCCATTCTGATAATCTTGCTCAGCTAAAATGCGCGATTCCGCCATCTACATCATCACCACCCCCGGCGTTATGTTTGTTTCGTTATAGTTATTAACCTATATCCAAGAACAAAAGCCCCTGAATTGACTCGTAAGTAAAAGAAGAGCACTCAAAATGAGCGCTCTTCCAAATCAATACCTTATTGCACTCCCGAACGTAAAAACATTTTTGAAAATCTCATCAATATTTCTTTTACTAATAAATCGATCGGGTTGACCTCTTCTCTCATCCGGTTCCACAAAAACATTCCCGTTGTGAATAAATTCTGTCACTAGTCTCTTTTCTTTTTCTTCATGATCAAATGACCCTAGATAAATTTGATAGAATTTCACGGTAGTATCTTGGAAATCCACTTCAAGTATTCGATCATAAATCTGATATCGATAAATGCCTTCGTTTTTATGCACTTTCGATAACTCTTTTACAGGTTCAGCTAACTCATTAAACTCTTTATTTATCACCCTGATTACATCTTCTTTATTCTTTAGGCTATCCTCAAAACTTTTTTGCACAACATGACTGTAAAAACTATTTCTCCATTCTAGCATTTATATCCCCACCTCCCTTCATGCCATACTTCGACATAAGGAAGGTATTTCCTCCTAGAACTTCAGTCTTATTTCAAAGCATCTAGGGAACATACAGTACTGCTTCGTGCCTTCCCATCGTCCCATCGTCCCATCGTCCCATCGTCCCCACCTACAGCCGATACATTTACCAGGCTGCTGTGGTTTTCGCTCAGGCGGCTGCAGCTTGGCTCTCTTGTTAGCTATTGTAATCACCTCAAATTCGCAAGCGCTTGGGAATATGAATAAAAAGAAAAAGCACCGCAATGGGTGCTCTCTGTTTTTATCTATTTTTAAAGAAGGAAACAAAATTTCTACCAAAATCACTTATCCTAAAGCTGGTTAAATCATATTTTGGTGGATAACCAACTTCGTCAATTCTTTTCGGTAAGTAGCTTATTTCCTCCTCATATTCTATTAGTCCCATCCTGAATAGTTTACTGTCTACGTATTTTTTATAGCCTTGTAACTGTTCAAAATGTAATTGTTCCTCATTACTAACGGGCAGTCTAATATCTAATGTTAACTGCTCCTCACTTACGTATGTACCTGCGTATTCCCTTAGTAAAAGGTTCAATTCCTTTAAAGTTAACTCTTTAAGTACATCGAAGTAGGTAATAGCTATATCTTCTTCAGTTAGTTTGAAGCAGGTAATGTATTCAACGCCGTTTGCGAAAATCTTAATTTTATCATCTTGATTACTCTCTGAAGCATAGTCAAAATATAACGGTAAAACAGTATTTTTAATAAATTCATATTGCTCGTTATTAGCCTCACTTAGAGACGCTTCAATCTTTTCTTGTCGAGAAGAAAGCTCTTTTAGAGCTAATAGCATTCGTTCTTCAAATTTCTTTTGCTTGTATGAATTTTTGATCGCCACTAGCCCAGGAGCTATTTGGCCGATAGTTCCTTCTAGAAATAAATCAGAAATTATCGAGGTTCCAGTCTCAGCTGTAATGTCAACCGTATCTCTGATTATTTCCGATAGTTTTTTCTCTCTTTCAATTTTACCCCTCCTCATGTCGCCATACTTCGATATAGTGGAAGGTAAATCCTGCAATGAAAAACCGCCTCACTATGAGACGGCTTTAGAGAGAAAGAGAAAATAACTTGTTAATACCAGCGCTAGGAATCGAACCTAGGACATCCAGAGTCTTGTTATCGACGTCTTCTCTGTGCTCTACCGCTGAGCTACACTGGTATATTGGGCGGCAAGACGGGCTTCGAACCACTGCTTTCCTCCGGCAGCTCCCATCGGATTATCGCGAATTATGATGGGGCTTATTGCAAGAGGCGTTCTACCAACTGAACTACTCACCGCATAAAAAGAGATGTGACCGCTTGGTGCAGAGTAGCAAACGACCACATCTCTAATTCTTCTGACACTATCATATTAGCACGGGTAAAACGGGGTTGTCGTCTCGTTCTATTATCAATTCTTTATCGCTTTTTTCTCACATTTTTATCGGGACAAGGCCATCAATCAATTTTCCATAAGCTTGAAGCGCCTGACGACGCCATTTGTACATGGTTGGGAGTGATACTCCCATCTCATCTGCGATATCCATCGGCTCCTTAAATTCAACGTACTGCATGCAGAGAATACGACCGTACTTACCCCCTAGCGTTTCTAACGTCGACTCAAAATACTTCTTCTGAGACTCGAGTTCCTGTAGTTCACTGATTCGCTCTAGAACTCCCTCAAAATCATCTACTTGCCCGCCACCACGCGCATCAATCACATTTTGTATCTTTCTTGCTAACTCCTTTAAAAGTTTCTCGTCTTCTGCATCTGCTCCCTTGCAACTCCTGACTTCGTTTAATTGCGCCCGAGTACCGACAGGGTACCTAGACAAATACGCATGCGCTGTTTGCTCTAACCGCTGTTCATGTTTTGTCAGATACATGTATGACGGCAGCCCTTTCAATTTGCTGTGGAGCTCCTGCAGACGATCATCACTCGCTATAGTCTTTAACAAAATACCACCGGTAACCGGGTATGTCTCTATGACTCTAATCCGAGTAAGCAAACGCTTATATGCCAGCAGTTGATCTAATGCGTGTTGTTCAGTCATCTTTGCTTTCAGTATCATCCTTGATCCCCTCCACATATGTAATGAGTCGTTCCAAATACCATCGTGCTTTTCTCAGATCCTCGAGACCGTCACCTTTCTTAGCAAAACGACTAACATATTTCAAAACGTTTCCGCGGCAATATCCGCCAAACTCTTCAGCGGATAGCTTCGCTTGAATGTAATCTATCGTTTCAATCCCGCCAGCTGTGTAGTGCGCGGGGTTATTTACTGGATCACTTGTCATTCCATTTACCCTTTCTGGATTTTATTTATCCGTGCTTTAACTGCCTGCATAAGCTCTTCTTGCCCTGTTGCCTTACGCTCCAGTGCCTCGACGGCTTCCTCGTCCATTGTCCCTTCGGCTACCAACCTCATTACCACAATACGTCGTGTCTGGCCTTGCCTGTGGACGCGGGCGTTAGCCTGCTGATCCTCTTCTAGGCTCCATATTTGGTCATACCAGACTACCGTCTGACAGCTTGATTCCTGGAGGTTAAGGCCATGGCCAGCTGACTTAGGATGAAGTAGCAGCAAAGGTATTTCGTCATTGTTCCAAGCCCTGATATCCTCGTTCCCGTCTTTCCCTTTTCGTAGAATTCGGGCTTGCGGGAATCTCTCTTGGATTCGTGAAAGGCTATGTTGGAAGTTATAGAACACCATGACTGGCTTCCCTTGTGCTGCCTCGATGATGTCCTCCAGTGCATCAAGCTTGGCGTCATGAATCAGTTTGACGCCTCGATTCTCATCGTAGACGGCCCCGCTGGCCATCTGCAGAAGCTTGTTCGAAAGCACCGCCGCCGTGCTTGCTACCACGTCGGCGTCGATATACTCCAGCAGCAAGTCCTTCTCTAGTTTCTCGTACAGCTCCCTAGCTTTCTCCGACATCTTCACAGGAACCGCCCGATCAATTCGTTCAGGGAGGTCAAGCCAATCCTCTGCTTTCATGCTTACCGCTAAGTCATTAATGGCTTCGTAAATCCGTTCTTCTGATTCTTTCTTTTGCTTCCAGTTGTAAACGATATGGCCGCTCCGCTCTCCTGGCGTGAAGTACCGATCACGATAGCCTGTTATCGTCTTGCCTAACCTCTCGCCCTGATCTAGCAGATAGATGGGCGCCCACAGATCCATTAGGCTGTTCGGTGCTGGCGTTCCTGTTAGGCCGATAACACGCTTCATCATTGGCCGAACCCGGCGAAGTGCCCGAAACCGTTTAGACTGGTGATTCTTAAAGCTACTTACCTCATCGATGACTACTGTATCGAATGGCCATTTGCTTCCGTACTCGCCTACTAGCCACTCCACATTCTCCCGATTGATTACGTAGATGTCGGCCTCAGCTTTTAACGCCTTCCGTCGTGCTGCAGCGCTACCCAATACTTTACTAATGCGGAGATGCTGCAGATGATCCCACTTGTCAATCTCCCTTGCCCATGTGTCGTCAGCCACTCGTAGCGGCGCTATTACTAGAACCTTCGTGGCTTCGAAGTAGTCATTCAATAACAGGTCGACTGCTGTTAGAGTCGATACAGTTTTTCCAAGACCCATCTCCAAAAACAACGCGATGTATGGTGTGTCCAGGATGCGGGACGTCGCATACTCCTGATACTGGTGCGGCTTATATCTCATCCAGTATCACCTTCGCTATAAATCTGTTGATACCCTCAACCGAATCTATTTTATAAACCTTGTGACCTAACTCTTGAAGGGTACGAGCCCATTTTTGCTGTAGAGGTCGTAATGGCTTACCGGGGGCTTTCATCTCTACGAAAGCCACTCTGCCACCCGGCAGAATTACAATTCGATCTGGTACGCCGCTATTACCCGGACAAGTCCACTTTTCTGCTCGCCCGCCTACCCTAGCAACTGCGTTCACCAGCTGTCGTTCCAGTGTTGACTCCCTCATGTTTTATCAACCTCCGCATGTATCAGCAGTAACACTCGCACGCGCGTACTGCGTTTTTTCGCGTTTAACTACGCTCTACGTATACTTAATCTATCTTTTATCTAATCTAAAGGAATTTACTGATACAACTGATACAATCGCCTGAACCGCTTGATCTTAAAGGCTTTACGGTGTATCATTAATTTATTTTTTACTGTTACATCACTGATACAACTGTTACATTTTTTGTATCAGTGTATCAGTGATGTATCATTTACTGATCGGGGTTACTGATACATCTTTCAAACACGGTTTGGAGCCCATAACCCGAAACTCGCGCTCTCCCTTTTCGTTCACGCCACCCCGGAATGCGGCGCAAGATGTCGCACACTTCTTTCGCTTCCCATGGCCGCATAGTACCTTTTTTATTGCCCAAGCACTCCGTCCATATCTGGGCTGCACACACACGGTCGCGCAGCTGGCCGTCTGGCTCGTCCGCCCATTCATCTTCAACAGGAGTTTCTAGCCATTCCTGTATGAGCCCTTCGCGTGGATCCGACTCCATATGCGCAGCTTGCTGCCGCTCCGCTTCCATGCGGGCTTCGCTATCCAGTTCCAAAGGTTCCCCCGCCTTAAACCAGCTCAAAACCTCCGCCCAGATTTGCCGTACCTCTTCATCGGTCAGATGATCCCAATGGCTAAGTTCTGCCCGTTCTGGCACAACCTCTACGGGCCAAAAGCGACGGTTCCCGGTTGCATCTCTTAGGAAGTCTCGTGTATTCGTTGTTCCGAAAAAAACACACTTCCGTGGGAACTCAGATACTTGCCGATCATATGCCACCCGATAACGGTCTTCCGTCTTCGAAAGAAACGCCTTAACCTCTTCGACTTCCGTCCGCTTCATGGCCGACAGCTCGCCAATCTCGAAAATCCATCCTGACTGCAGGTGTTCCCCAGCCTCTTTATTCTCAAATGTGCGTAAGCTATCGCTGAACCACTCACGGCCAAGCTTAGCCAGTAATGAGCTCTTACCTGCTCCTTGCGGACCAACAAGCACAAGCATCTGATCAAACTTACAGCCTGGATGATACAACCTAGCAACTGCAGCAAGCAGCATCTTACGTGTCACTTGCCGGATGAAATGGGTATCGGCTGCACCTAAGTAAGTCACGAATAACCGTTCAGCTCGCGGCACTCCGTCCCATTCCGCACTTTCAACAAATGCCTTGATTGGATGAAAGGTATTCATATGCACAACCTCCGTGAATGCATTTTGAATCGTCTTGGCCGAATTGATTCCATACACTTTAGCGAACCAGTGCTGCAGCCGTTTATCATCTGCCCCTAGCCATGGCTCATATGTCCGATTTGGCCGTTCCTGCTTTCTCCAAGGTAAAGCTTTACGAATGACTTCTGTATTTCCAAAAGCGTCATAGGCAAGCACATTACGCCAGAAGCCATGGGTTAGGATGATTTCAACATTGCCGGCAGTCGGAAGCGGTAAACCCGTCTTATGATGACAGTCAAGCTTCGTTTCCCAATCATCGCCCTCCGGCTCCTCTTCATCTTCAAAATCGGACTCGTCAACCATCTCCGCAAATTCAGCATGCCGTTCAGCAATACTGAGCTTCTTTACTTCTGGCCGATCAGCTGCCCAGCGTTCCATGGCCAAGTGACTTGGCTTCTTAGCATCCGGCGTATGATCTTTCACTCGCTCGTCGAGATGGCCGAATTTATGAACACGGATAAGATCAAATAGGTTATAAGTGCGCCCATCCGCTGCGGGATCGGAGTCCTGGTGCGAGTAAGCCAGATCCTGATCGGGATATATCTCTAGCCCATTGGCCGATGTACCGTGTTGATATGTGTAGCGATTAGGCATTGTACCAGCAACGTATATATCAGAAAGGAAAGTGTCGATACCTTCCTCAATTGTGTAAGAACGACAGAAGAGCCCTATTACGCCTTGCTTTTCCCGTGGATCCTGAGCACGTTTCCCCGTAAGCACAGGCCCAGCCTTTTCGTCTTTATGCCGAGGCCACTGCATGACATCTTGCCAGTCATCATACTGGGCAAGGATACTATTCACTCCGAGAGGCTCGCCCTCGTTAACTTCGAACACGGGATCAGCGTCCTTGCTGCAGCTTGGTAAATACATAAGTCTATGGACGTCGAAAGTCGTTTTGTCGAAGTAACCCATGCCGATCATCTCAGCCACTTTTCGGCTTGTAGCTGCGTACTCGTCTGGGCTCATTGCCCGATCAGCCGGAACAATAAGCCGATATTTAGGCTTAGCCGGGCGGTGACTATGCGTCGAGTACACGACATAAGCTGTGCCGCCCAGTACCAGCTCCACGGTGAAGAGGAAATCATCGTCTGCAAAGTCAGCGTCAAGGGTAATCAAACTCCTCGAGTCAATGTTCTCCTTCTTCCGCCGCCCAGTCCGTACAAGCCCGCCGACAAATGCTGGCCCGTCCTTGACTTTCCCTTTCCCTGCGCTGTGCATCTTCTCGTACTGCTCCATGGTTTCGTTCGTCCGGCGTACCTTGCGCAGCCGATCAACGAACTCATCCCAAGTCAGATATTCAGGTTTCCAGTTCGTGTCGGCACGATGTTTGCCGAAACTAATATCAAGCTCAACCATGTTTACACCTCACTCATCTATAGCCGCTCATTCATCTTGTTGATAGTTGTTCGCACAGCTCCTTTATACTTTTCGTGAAGCTCCGAATCGCCTTGCATTTCAGATAGAGTCGAGAGAATATCCTTGAAGCAACTCACCAAAAACTCGAATTGGTATTTGAACTTAACGGCTAAGTCATTACCAGGCTGCGCTGCTTTCTTCCGCAGCTCCTCGAGCTCCTTTTCCACGGCTTCAGGGATTTTCTCGACGACTGCCACATCAATCGGCTTTGCCTTGAGTTCACTTTCTAGCTGCTTAATTCGCTCCCGTGACTCTTGTATCTCAGCTTTGAGCCGCTGTTCCTGTTCTTCATCGAAGTCCGCTTGCGCTTCTTCCAACTGCTCATTGAGCTTCTGGAGTGCGGCGCGCTCTTTCTCCGCTGCCTTCAGCTGCTTCTCTAGCTGCTTCTTCTCCTTAATCACCTGCTGCAGTTCACGCGCTGACTTATCCTCATTCTCGGCAGCAAACTGTTCTCGCTCCTCAGTCGGAACACCAAGAAGGGCCAGTGCCTTCGTATAGCTCATATTGCCAAGCGCTTGTGAATTTGAACCGTATTCGTCGGCCAGTCGCATGAAGTTGTTCGCAGTAGATTGGCTGTATTCGACATTCTCCTTCAGCCAATTTCCCCAATCGCCGTGCGGCACTAGCTCCTTAACTTCCTTGAGCCGCTTTCCGATTTCCATCGCGCTGCGCAGAACCATCTCTCTGGCCTGAGCATCAATGCTACGAATCTCGGCCGCTATTATATCAACTGATCTCGTTACCTGTGTCATACGGCTACCCCCTGGATTGCCTTAATGCGTTTCTTCTTAGTCAGCTTCTCATCGATGAATTTCTCAACGAATGCTTTTACTTCTGGCGTCATGGCACCATTTTTAAAACCACGGCACTGCACGACCTTCCCGCCTTTTACCTCCACCGTGTAGAATGGTTTATCCGGTTCGGAAACACGTCGTATGAATAGCAGATCACAATTACCATCAGCGTAATTCTTGGTATACCCACCGACACAATGGCTCAGCTGTTTACCTTCTTGTACGAGTTCGGCACTGCTCGCTGCTGGCCGGATTATCAGACCATTACTCTCAAATCGATACTGACTATTAAGTTTTTTGTATCTATCAACAACCCGCAAATTGAGGGCTTGATCCTCCGCATACTTCACTTTTTTTATCGTTTTCTGGTGTGCTGTGTGAAGATTATTGGGGTACAAAACAGCATTTGAACCTGTATCCATGCCGAGCTTCTTACAGTCTGCCAAGTAGTCTCTCCAATCTCTAAGAACAGATGAGACATCATAGTAATGCTTATTAGCACCTGGACGGGAGAATTGTTTATAGATGTATTTCACAGATAATTCGAATGGTAGGTCCAGCTGCTTCAATATCTTCCAACCATCAGAGTGAGTAAGCTCGCTTAGCTCATGTGCTTTCTCAAAGGGCATAGGTAGTCCTCTCTTTTTATAGAAGTTGTAGCTGTGAAGATGTAAAGGCGTAACTTTGATATTCAAAGCCCTTAATTCCTTTATCTCTGCTTTGGATAGGCGGAGTACCTTTTCCATCGTCGTCCCTCTCCAATGGATCGCCCCGTACGTTCCCCAGCCATTGATTTTCCTTTCAATAAAAGAAGTGAAGCCCATTTTCACTAGATATTCTGTGCATGGATACTTGGCCGCGATTTCGAAGAACTTCACCAGATCCGTCCGAGGTTCCCCTTCGCGACGTGTTGTGCCAAAAAGACCGCCAACCCACTCGTCGAACAATCTATACGAGATAAACTCCTCCCATCCGCTATACTGAAACGGTGTGCCCTGTACAGCTTTCGAGATGTTATCTTCAGATAAGTAAAAAGGCGGTCGCCTCATAACGCTATCTCTTTCACTAAAAATAGATGAAGTCTCGTAGAAGTTTTGATAGTAATCTCTACGTATCATCCTTGCTGTCCCAAAGCGATCCTTACCAGCTGCTTTTGGATCTCCTGGAGTAAAAACATATTCAGCTTGTACATAGAATTGCGTCTCTACTTGTTTATAGTCACCTGTGTAATCACGTCGAACGTATATCCCGTGGGCAACAATTGATTTAGGATCCTTACGTGACTTGTCATACCAGACGATATAAGCATCGTCGATTAGTTTCTTTCGTCCTCTGCCGCTTGCTTTGACGGTACAGAATGAGCCACATTTCGGGCACATTTCCGTTTTGCCGTGACGGAATCCTTTAGTCGAGTATTCGTTCTTGCAATGGGTGCAGTAGCCGTACTGGTAACTTCCAGCTCGACGAGTGAAGATGTAGCGGCTATCCCCAAGCGCCTCCTCAATGACGTAACTATTTAGCTCCTCGCTAATCTGCTGAGGCATATGATCCGTAAAGTCTTTAGGAATCCCAAGTGACATGTCCTGCCCCTCCTCACTTCAACAAGTCGTCAAGATCGATATCAAAGTCGCCATCGTTAGAATCCACCTTAGCCGCAATTGGGGGCACCACTGGAGCAACTGGTACGGATCCCGGCGACTTAATGCCGTAATATTCGAACACGACAGCAAACCCTTCCTGCGGTGTCAACATGGCCACGTTGCCCTTTCTCTTCTTCTCAGCAGCTTTGCGCATGGCTTCCAGACTCTTTATGATCGATTTTTCTTCGACCATGACCTTGTCAGCATCTTTAGGATGGGACTCAATATGGTTAAGCAGGTATTGCCCTACGAACTGCACATAATCGTTATCTTTAGCTCCGGCCATTTCGGCCTGCAGCTTTGCTTTTGCTTGATCTAACATTCCAGCTCCTCCTCCGGATATTAGTCTTTTTGATAGAAATCACATTCAAACCCTGCTGCCTTCAGCGGCAGCCCCGGTGCCCACTCAATCGGCCGCCCCATTATCTCTGTCACATGCTCCACGGATCCTGTACCGATCGGCACATCCAAAACAACCTCGTCATGGACATGCATTACAATGCTGTACCCTTCAGTTGCCAATCCCTCCATACTGACGGCCAAGCAGTCCCGAGCAATGGCCTGAACCAAGTTCTCCACCAGCCGCCCGCCATATGTGCGGTGCGACATCCACTTTTTCTTGACCTGATCCATACCATCGAAGACAATCCCATCCTTGCTAAAGTTCGGATCCGTCTTAATTCGAGGGTTTACATATGCAAGGCTGCGGCCACTCGGTAGATCAGCGAACAGCATGCCTGCTTCGTATCGATACTGCACACCGTGTGCGAGCTTGACGGTCGTCTTCTCCCTCACAGCTGTAATAGCTGCCTCCTCAGCTTTATACCAAAGCTTTCGTATATTTGGATTGGCGTCTCGCCATTGCTTTACTAGCCTAGGGTAGTCATCCGGATCAATCTCTTTTTTCGAGTCCATAGCGGCCATGGCATTCGGCCCGCCTTGATACCCGCAGGCTAACACCGCTACCTTGCCGCGTGCCCGCAGCTCGTAATTCGGATGCCCTTTTGTAATCGTCTCGAACTGCACACCGAACATGTTCGATGCCGTTGCTTCATATATCTTGCCGTGCCCGCGAAATACGTCGAGCACCCACTGCTCATCTGCCAACCATGCAACGACACGTGCCTCGATGGCTGCAAAGTCTGAGACAATGAACCGGCAACCTGGTGACGGTATGAATGCGGTGCGGATAAGTTGGGAGAGGATGAACGGCGGCGCACCGTAAAGCATCTCAAGTAGCTCGTAATCGCCACAGCGTAATATCTCCCTTGCCAGTTCCAAGTCATCAATCTTGTTCTGTGGTAGGTTCTGTACCTGAATGAGCCTTCCAGCCCAGCGCCATGTGCGGTTAGCTCCACAAAACTGCAGCAGCCCCCTTGCCCGTTCGTCTTCGCATATTGAGCGATTCATAGCGTTGTATTTATCGACGCTCGTCTTTCCCATCTCCTGGCGCAGCTCTAGCGCTCTGCGTGTGTCGTCGTCTGGAGCAGCATCCAGCAGGGTCGGCATATGTTCCTTTGCCAGACTCTCTGCTTCTAAGCCGTGTTCTGATAGCCAACCCTTGAGCTGAGTATCGCTGTTCGGGTTATCAAGTCCGGTGAGCTCCTTGGCCTCTTCCAGCAGCCGGACCCCATATTGCATGTCGCAGTCGATAGCAGCTTTGAACAGCTTGGGATCCAACCGAACACCCCGATCGTTGATTTGCTGATCGAGTGCCCATAGATGCCACTCATGATCTGGAACAGGGAAGCGTTCCAACTTGCGGCGAATCTCGCGTTCTACAACCACGTCCTGGCGGCAATAGTCTATGAACTGCTGCCATTTCTCCAGATCGTGGTGAGGGTGATTCCGAGTTCGCTGCCCATTCACTTTGGTAGGCTTACACGGTACAGAGAAGTATTTAATGAGCGCCTTTCCCTTGGCGTCCTTCTTCGCCTCTAGCTTCAGCACATCTGCCACACCTTCTAGGTAACCAGGAAGCCCTAATGTGAGTGCGTGAACTGACGTACATTTCCAATGCTGTGGTTCGCATCTAATCGCCAAGTGCTTGCTTATGCAAGTTCGTTCGAATGCTGCGTTGTATGCCGTCTTTATTACGTCCATCCGAAGCGCGTCCAAGACGTCTCTCGGAATGTCCTCGAATGCGGTTAGGTCAATGACTTGTACGGGATCATTGTCAAAGGCGAATCCAAAAAGCAATATCTCGAAATCCGAGGCTTCTACGTAACGATGGACACCGCATTTAATTAAATCGATGCTGCTGTATGTCTCAAGGTCAATCTGCAGAACTGTCACTCTCTCATCTCCCAGAACTTTATTGAGAAAGGGGACTCATTGCTGAATCCCCTCTAAGAAATGCGCTAGTTCAAGAAATCTTCCTCAACATCAACGTCGATATCAATATCGAAATCCTCGTCACTGAAATCATCGTTCAGGCTGCTGCGGCCGCCCAGGAAGTCGCCATCCTGAACTTTAACGATATTGTTCAATCCGGCAGCGACGCCGCGGTTTCCTTTTGCGTCGAATGGATAGAAGTTGAGAGATACTTTGGCATAGCAGCCGCTGTAAACTTCCGTTGTGTCCGTAATCTCTTGGAATTTTGTTTTTCCGTTGCTGTCCTTGCCGATAGGCTTTGCGATACCTGGCTTGTTCTTCGAAGTAGCATTCAAGAAGTAGTGGCCAGCATATGCTTCATCGTCTGGACGCTCCTCGTCGCCATCACGCAGCGGTGTCTTGCAGTTGGCCGGGATCTTCCCGCCCCATTTACCCTTGCCGAGCTCCTTCGCTGCATCAACTGCTGCCTTGATCTTACGCAGCGTCTCCTTGTCGCTCTTTGGAATCAAAATGGCCGTACTGTATTTCTCATCGCCACCGTCGATAGATTGCGGTTCAAAAACATGAGTATAAGAAAGACGTACCTTTCCCGTGATTACCTTTGTTGCTTGATTGTCGATTGCCATTTGAACATTTCCCCTTTTCGTTGTTTTATAACTTCCTACAGACCATTTGCCTGAAGCCATCATGTCTACGTGGTAATCTGCAATATCACCCATTCGCTATACCTCAAATTCCACGTTAGAAAATTCATCTCCTAAGCTGTTCAGCTCAGAGCGTGGATCAGTCTCAGGAACGAGGACTGGCTTGCCTTGAGGCTTCACTATCAGCCCGTCCAGAAGCTTTGTCAGCTCTTTCTTACCGATCCGCTTCTCAAGCTCACCAATGCCATAAAGCTCCTGTGGCTTGAGGTACTTGTCCGATTCTAGTTTTGCAGCTCTGAAAGCTGCCCACGCCGCATCCTTATCGGTGATTGTTCGATTACTCCGCCCTTCGACAAGCTTCCACTGAGGGATACGGTTACCGATCATGGCTTGCCCGAAGGCGTATTCCTGAACATCTTTTGCCCATGCCTGCAGTTGTTCAGCGACAACTAGAGTCAAGCCGATTTCCTCCAAGGAGAGCAGAGCCGGATCCTTGAACTCGTGTGCCAACGCCTTCATGTTCTCGTCAGCTCGGGCACGGCAATTACCTTTCACCTTGCACCAGCGGCAATGGCTTCCCGCCATAAAAACCCCCTCGCCAGCAAAAGCGAGTGCCGCTGCAGGTTTGACCACTGTTTCCGCCCACTGTAGCAACTCGTCGACCAGCAGCGTGTCCGTGCTGACACTATCGAGGCGTGGCTGTACAATGGTCATGCGCACCTCTTTGATATCAAACATCCAGTTATAAGCGGACCAGGCACCGAGGCCATACAAACGAAGCTGAGGGTTTCCGACAGCACTAACGGGAACACCTTTCCCGTATTTGAGATCGATGATCTCCAGCACCCCATCCGCTATCAGAACCACGTCTCCGGTGCCGTATCCTTCTGGAACCCATTCCGTAAAATCCAGACGTTCCTCCAGCATTACCACTGCGTCAAAACTACGGGCTTTCGCTTCCATGAATCTCTCCTCGACTACTTCAACGTATCGCTGGACAGCGTTCTCCATCTCAGCGTTGTAGTATTCGTTTGTTCCCGTAAAGAGCTGCATAGCGGCTTCTAACTCTGCTCTTGCCTTTGAGTTACACGGGAATATACTACGCTTAAGCTTCAACTCTGACAGCTCATGCGCCGCTGTCCCCTCGTCTGCATACTCACTTCGTCTATCAGGAATACTCTCGCAAAGCCGTGCACTAGGCGGGCAGTTGATCCAACGATCAGCCCCAGAAGCACCAAGCAATGCGTGAGCACGTTCTGCATGTGCTGGCTGTGTCATAGAGCTTTCAACCGTTCCAGGAACGCAGCTCGCTTCTCCTCTGGTACTTCAGAAAGAGACTTACTCTCAAACTCGTCGAGCAGTGCCCTAATGGCCGCCTTGCCGTCGGACGTCGCTCCCTTCTCCTTCCCTACGGCACGCAAATCTTCAAAGGTCGGTATATCCTCACCAGTGCCCTCACCAGTAACCTCAGCAGTCGACTTGTCTTTCGTTTTTCAACCGATTCAGTTTCCTTCGTCGATTCTGGCTTTGGCTCAGTTTTAGTGGTGCGCTGGCGCTTCGGCTTTTCTTCTTGCACAGGAGCAGCGGCAGTTACAGTGTTGACCGCCCCCGTGAATGCTGTTGACAGTGCTGCAAATTCCTCAATGGCTTGACCGGCATTTTCGCCCGTTATTTGAATCATGACTGGCATCTATAAGTCCTCCTTGAATTTGGGTATGAATTAGTGATAAACTTGCTTTGAATTGAGACTAAATTTCTGCAGCTCCTTGCGGCTCCTACCCCGCTTGGAGCTGTTTTTCGTTTTTGAGCCTGCTTGCAACCATTCGATACTGCCTACGGTACATTTGGCGCGTTCGAACCGATCCAGACGACATGGCCAATACAAGCAATTTCAAACATACTCCCAGTCGTTTCGCTTGTGACACCCTCTCTATCACCTCCCTATTGGAATCTAAAACCCAACTTCTCAGCCTCGACGGACGCCCAAGCCCAGAACGGATAGTACGCCGGATCGATTGCCGATTCACAATACACGTCAGCCAGATGATCCAGAAGCTTATCGGGTATCGGCATATTGCGTACCCTCCGTCCCTGCGATAACTGACTTCACCTTTGCTTGCTGAATCATACAAGGGACGGAGCAACATAAAGCATGCCCCTCTTTCCAAACACGTTGACCGAACATGATTTCTGATTTACATGGCGGACAGTAGTCGATTACTTCCCTAGACACTTGATCCAGAACTTTACTCATGCGGAATTCTCCTTTCCCATCAAAATGCGTCCATCGACGCCTGAAGCTTTTCAATCTGGCCGCAGATCTCATGCTGCCAATCTGTGTCGTTCATCTCGTAAGCATGCTGGCTAAGCTGCTTGAGGCCGTCTAACCGTTGAATCAGGTTCGCGTTGATTCGCATGCAGTGAACTAATTCCATCATTTCGAAAGCTGTCCATTGTCGCTTCTGTTGGATTAAGTGAAGCTCTGCCAGGCGACGGTGGACAGGGTGAATGCCGATCATGGTAATTCCTCCTTAGCTCCAAAAATCAGGTTGAAATACTTATCTAGGAATGCTGCCATCTTTGACGCCTGAAAAGCCCAAGCTTGACCCTGCACCTTTGGATAAGAAACGAAGCCGCCATGCTCAACATCTAGGATTTTTCTAAACCGAGAAGGGTAGAGAATGTTTTCTTTTAACCAGTCCATCCTTCTCCCTGTTCGCTTTTCTAAATCCTTAGCTCCCCAGTACACTCCTGCTAACTCACATTCCTTGAGTTTGAGAAACTCAACTTTAGTGATGATGATCGAATCTTCCGGTATAGGAATTGATAGTTGAACATTAAGATGTTGCATTTATGTAGCACCTCCCCTCATACAGGAAATCATGGTTTCTATTTTGAAACCTCGGGGCGTAAAAAATATTCATCTGCGCTGATTTTGAATGTCGCGCAGATGAGTCTCAGCTCAGCTACAGAGAAATCGCCACCAGTTCCATTCAAATTCTGATTGAGAGCTGATGTTGACTTTCCTAGTAAATGAGCTAGTTCCTTTTGCTTTACGCCAGTTTCATCTAAGTATGCTTTAAATTTAGTGTAAGGAGTGTGTCGACGACTCTTAATCTGGTTCAATACCTCACCTCCTCTTTTTGGGGTTTCTTTTTCGAAACCTAGGTCAAGAATAACTCTGCATAGTTTCAAAGTCAATAACATTTTTTCTATTTTTCTAAAATAATGTTGCATTTTTGAAACCCTAGATGTAATATGATTTTAGATACATCTAAATTAAGGGAGAATGAAAATGACATTTCAAGTAGGTAAAATGATTAAAGAGTTGCGTGTAAAGCAAGGACTATCTCAGGATGATTTAGCTGAAAAGTTAAACTCAAAATTCGGATCTTCTATCAACAAGGGCATGATCTCGAAATGGGAAAACGGTCTTGGTGATCCGCGCTTAGAGACTGTTCGGCACCTTTCAATGCTGTTCAACGTTTCCCTTGATCACCTACTAGGACTTGAACAGAAGGTAGAAGAAATAAGTACAATCGCTGCCCATCATGATGGAGAGGATTGGACTGAGGAAGAACTTGAGACTATCAAAAAATTTAAGGAATTCGTTAAATCCCAACGCAAATCGCAGGAGTGATTGCATGCATGCTATATGACAAGCTTCTCAGTGAAACTAGAGCAAATGTTTTTGAAGTGGACATGCCCCTCACTATAAAAGGCCTTTACTCGGACGGAAACATCTGGATTAACAAGCATATTGAAACAAGGGCTGAAAAGGCATGCGTACTTGCTGAAGAAAACGGACACGATTATACATCATTTGGTGATATTTTAAATCAGAATACTATCATTAACCGGAAGCAAGAACTTCGAGCTAGACAGTGGGGTTATGAATCTGTAGTCCCTTTGGAGTCCTTTAAGAGGGCACATCAAGCAGGAATTCGTACCCGTCACGAACTAGCCGAGTTCTTGGATATTACTGAGGAATATTTATTAGCTGCAATTGAACGATACCGTCAACGATACGGACTTTATGCTGACATGGGTGATCATTTCATACACTTCGATCCGCTCGGAATTACATACTGCTTCCGCAACATTGAATAAAACTTACAACACCAGCCGCAAGGCTGTTTATATATACCACGAAACCGAACATATGTTTCTAAAAAGTAAAGGAGATGGATCATAATGGCATCTATCCAAAAGCGTGGAGACGTGTGGAAATATGAGGTGAACCACACCGAGGATGGAAAGAGGAAAAGAGTAAGCAAAAGCGGATTTAAGACCAAGAAAGAAGCCGAAATAGCTGCTTCTGAAGTTGAATTGAATTCGCGATCCCAAAGAAGGGAGTAGTCCGAATGGCAAGCTTCACAAAACGCGGGAAGACATGGCAATATACCGTAAGCCACATGGTAAATGGAAAGTCCAAGCCTATTCGCAAGGGCGGTTTTGCTACTAAGAAAGAAGCCCAAGTCGCGGCTGCAGAGGTAGAAACAGAACTTAGCAAGGGAATTGTTCCGCAGCTCAAGCCTGTACCTATGGCTGAATACTTCGAAGAGTGGTTGAAGCTTTATAAAAAGAATGTTGTTGCTCAGAATACCTACCAACGTTATCTGAACACGTTCTCGACCATTCAGGAGTGCTTTCCAGGCGTTCCTATTCAGAACATTACTAAACGTCAGTACCAGGCATTCCTGAACGAATATGGAGCCACTAGAGCTAAGGACACAACCAGAAAGCTAAATACACATATTAGAGCCTGTGTAAAAGACGCAATTGACGAGGGATTGATAAGAACAGACTTTACGCGTGGAGTTGTCTTGACTGGAGGTGTTCCTTCTAAGCGCCCTGAAGAAAAGCATCTTAGTTACTTTGACAGTAGACGGTTATTAAAAGGGCTGCACAGCAATCTGACATCTCTTACCCATTATCTAATTCTTCTCGGCTTAACGTCAGGATTGAGATATGCTGAGCTTGTTGGTTTAACTAAAAGCGATTTCAATTTTAACACCAACGAACTTAGAATTAATAAAACATGGGGCTATACAAAGAAGATGCATAAAGGATTTGGACCCACAAAGAATGAACAGTCCAAAAGAGTAATTAAGATTGACGCTGAAACAATGAATCGATTTAAGGAACTTTTCACAAAATTGTCTGACAATATTCATGGGCTAGTCTTCTTCAGTCCAGAATCAAAGTACAAAGTGTTGTGTAACACCGGGGTTAATAATGTGCTAAAAAACATTCTCGTTAACATGAACATTGACCCGATTACGGCTCATGGCTTACGTCATACGCATGCAAGTGTATTGCTTTACAAGAAAGTATCAATTTACTACGTATCTGAACGGTTAGGCCATGAGAACATCGAGACCACCATGAAGTATTATGCCCATATCGTTAAAGAACTACGAGCAGAAGACGAACAAAGTACAGTCGATATCTTCAATGCAATGGTTGTATAG